TAAAGGAAGCATTTGGAGAAAATATATTAATTGGTTATGGAAATTGGAGTAGAGATACTCAAATGAAATTTTTTATGCCTACGATGAATAAAGGTTTAAGAAAATTAATCCATAAAAAATATGACACAATAACTATTAATGAATGTAATACAAGTAAGAAATGTTGCGATTGTCATAAAGATTTAGAGTATTACAAAGATAAAGAAAACAAAAAGGTATTTCGTCTATTAGTTTGTTCTAACTGCGTGAGTTGCGAAAACAAAAAAATCGTATTTAGAACAAGAGATGCAAATTCCTCAATAAATATTTTGAAATTAACGAAATGTTGGATAGAAAAACAAACAAGACCAACAGAATTTCAAAATCATATTTCGTCTTTCACTTCTTCGCCAACCAAAGAGAAGAAGAAAAAGTAAGACCATCAAAATTGATTTTACATTTTTGTATTTTTTTAGCGTCAAAGTCGGCGTTTTAAATGTCCAAAGGTGTAAATAATTCTGTAATTTCAAAGAAAGTTTCATCAAAGTAATCTTTATCTGCCAAATATTTTTCCATCCATTTCTTGATGTAACCAAAGTTAAGATAATCAGGATACTTTTCCTTTAAAAATGCGATTAATGCTGGAGAAGCATCAATACTCAAATTAACGGGATGTGTTTTGGTGCAATACATAGTTTTACCTGCTGGAGGGTCATATTTGAAATGTTTCCATTCAATGGGGGCAATTTCATCAATACTTTGGAAAATTTCAGGTTCGCAACTGGAACGTATCAATCCAGGTATGGCTCGAATCATGTTTTCCCAATTCTCTACCCGTAATTTTTTAGACAAAGTAGGATAAAGTACTTCCATGGTCGAATAATCTTTTCCCTTTACGGCTTTTTCAAATAATTTTGCAGAGTCAAGACCCCAATATTTAATCATTTTGAGAATGATACCTGTATTTTTAAGCTTAATGAGATAAGTAATTACTTTTGATTCTGGTTTTTGCATTCCAGAAAGAATATTGAGATTATTGTCAATTTCATTAAAGATTTGACCTTTGAATATCTTATTACAAGAATCCGAATATCCTGTTTCAAAATGTTGAATAATATCAATGCCGGATTTATCGCAAAGTTTAAATATTTCAATTAAATTTTGTACTTTTTTATCATAACTTTTACACCTATAAATATATGATACAACGATATCATTAAATGGAATAGAAATCATTAAATCGGCTGGAATTGGGTCAAATTTTGTCCCATATTTTCCAATATAATAATTTATTGTATATCGCATATAAAAAGTATTAATTTTTGCAGTTGCTTGTGGTTGAAGTTTTATTGCTTCTCTGGTTAATTTTAATAATTCATCAGGTTTATAATTCTTTACTAAAAATGCTGTCGGAACTTCAAGAATATTTAAAACGGACCAAGTTGAACTGTAACCGGATTTTGCAACAAAGATATGATAAATAGAATCAGTTAAAATTTTAAATTTACTATATACTTTTTCTACTTCAATGTCTGTATCAAAGATTTTAATGGTCTTTCTTTCTGTCGGCATTAACTTTAGATTAGTTGTAAATTTAAAAAATCAATTTACTAAAGTATCTATTTAAAGATATATAATTATATATATTTATGAAGATTTTAGATGATGTAAAGTTAGATTTTACTGACGTTTTAATATTACCAAAACGAAGTCAATATTCTTCACGTTCTGAAGTGTCTCTTGAAAGAACATTAAGATTTAAATATTCACCGTATATATGGACGGGAATTCCTATAATGGTTAGTAATATGGATACAACTGGCACAGTTGAGATGGCACTTGAACTACAAAAATATAAGGTATTGACTTGTTTACATAAGTATCATGTTGTTGAAGATTTACTAAATAAAGGATTAGATATAAATTATTTTGCAGTTTCAACTGGAATAAACGATTTAGACAACTTAGATAAAATTATAGAAAAAATAAATCCAATGTTTATATGTATTGATGTAGCAAATGGATATATGACAAAATTTATTGAATCTTGTAAAAAGATTAGAGAAAAATATCCGGAAAAAATATTAATTGCAGGAAATGTTTGTACTTCTGAAGGAGTGTTAGAACTAGTAATGAATGGAAAAGTTGATATTATTAAAATTGGAATTGGCAGTGGAAGTTGTTGTACAACAAGAAAACAGACAGGAATAGGACTGCCACAATTAAGTGCTATTATAGAGTGTGCTGATACTGCACATGGTTTAGATGCTCATATTATAAGTGATGGCGGTCTTCAAGTTGTAGGTGATTTTTCTAAGGCATATGGTGGAGGTGCAGATTTTGTAATGAGTGGTTCAATGTTTGCTGGACATACAGAATCTGGCGGTGAATTGATTGATGACGATGGTAAAAAATATAAAATATTTTACGGAATGAGTTCTTCAACTGCAATGAATAAGTATAGTGGAGGTATAGCAAATTATAGAAGTAGTGAAGGAAAAACTGTTAAAATCGAATATAGAGGTGATGTGAAAAACACAATTTTGGATATTCAAGGAGGAATCAGATCTACAATGACATATATTGGTGCAAAGAAAATTAAAGATATACCGAAATGTACTACTTTTATACGCGTAAATAGGCAATTGAATCAAATATATAATGGAAAAGAAATTTCTTAATAAATAATATGGTATTATTTAAAATGTTATTATCTGGAAGAAATCGTCCAAATAATTTTAAGATTAACTTATTAAATTACTTCAGGTTTGTAGGTGGAAAATATGAAGATTTTTGTGATAATGATAGCTTTGAAACAGGTATTAGAGAAACACAATTTCAAGGTAAAATATTTAAGTTGTATTATGATTGTGACCAATCAAGTGTTATGATGTACCTCCATTCTTATTCCAATCCATGTTTTTTAATTACCTTTATGAAAGAAACAAAAGAATTATATGTTGGAACTATACAAAATCATAAGGGATGTATAGAAATATTTCCAGACCATGAAAAGGATATAGTAGATTATATGATTAGAATTATTATAAAAATAGCCCAAAAATTTGAAGTTGAAAAAATGATTTTCCAAGATACATCAGGAAAAAGTAATTTGAAAAATAAGTATTATGACCTAGCAGATAACTATTTCATTTTACATGGTAAAACCTGGTATGATAAAAAAATGTCAGAATATTTAGATGATTATAAGATTGAATTTCATAATAAAAATATTCCTTTAAAATATTCTTATAATGAATTAAAACAAAACCATGTTAAAGTTCCTTATAAATATTTTGAAGAAATTACACCTGAATTTCGTAAAGATTATTTTAAAAACTTAGGAATCAATGGTATAACAGGTTCTGATTTTGTTGTATATGATATTAAATATAAAAATTAATATGTATTCTTAGAATAAACTTTATTATTCATGATAATAATTTCACCTTTATCACTGGGGTCTTCCCCTTCCCAATATACCGTACCATTAAGGGTATATCCTTTAGGTTGGAGGATGCGATTAATAAGGTATTTAATCCATTCAACATATTCGTAGAATTTTTCACCGTGGTCCCATTCAATAATTCCTTCTTCAGGCTTGTAAACCCATTGGCACCATAGAGAAGGTTGTGTGGAAGGTGGCAAGTTGTGATCAATGATACTTGGATCTGTTTCTTGACCATTATCATAATATAATTCACCTTCAAAGCCATATTTTTGTAGACATTCGAGGTAATTCTTTTTGAGCATAGTTGCTAAAACATGTAGGTCGCGTTTCATTCGACGCGTTGAAGCAATACCATTGATTAAATCAGCAGTTTCCTTGTCAAGTTTTGGCTCTACTTTAAAGTGACCATTAAAATCAGTTGTGTAACCCATATAATAATTTAATATTGTAGAATGAAAAAATCAATTTGTTTTATTAAAATTGTCTCCTCGACTTTTGGCACTATTAGACATTTTATCATGCATTTTATTTTTAATCAAGGCAACATATTTAGCATCTATTATTTTAATTAAATTATCTGCTTCATCTTTAATAGATTCTATTTCTTGGTCCGTCAAAGGTATTTTATCTTGACTAATTTTATTAATTACACTAATATTTAATGCTTCTCTTTTAAGTAGTCTTATACGTTTTTCAATACTATCTTTCCATTCTGTATTAGCAAATTCTAATAGTACTTTAGGAGAATATGTTTTACTCATACCGGAGGTTGTATTTTTACTATTTATATATTTTAAGATAAGAATTTGTCTATCTGTTAATATAGTATTTTTACCTTTTGCTTTTTCATCTTCCATATCTTTCTGTATTTGCTCAACACGAAGATAATCATCATCATTTGCTTTTGACCAGTCAATTAAAAGTCCGTCGTATATTTTAGATAAAATATCTTTAGTTAATTTATAATCAGTAAAAGACTTTAAATATTTATCCGTATAAACAGTAGCAAGTTCTGTTAATGTTTTTGTCGGATAATCATTTTCTAAATCATTTTTGATTATATCAATTAAATGACCATGATTTTTAAATATACCATGAGAACCTAATGTTGCTCGTTTGATATTATTTTTATGGTCTTCTGTTATTCCTTTTTTATTAGGATTCTTATCTCCTTTCTTTGCTTCAGAAAGCTTTTGTTTTGTTTCTTCTGTTATATTTGGTTTATTACCACCTTTAATTACTTCTTCTTTTTTAATTGGGATATCAATAGTATCTATTTTGGGTTCTTCTTTTGTTTCTTTTGAAATTGTTTTAGTATCATCTTTTTGTAATTCAGCCAATTTTTTCATTAGTGCATTATATTTATCAGTTATAGAAACTTGAATAGAACGTGTTGTTGACCATGATCTTTTACCATCTTTTTCAATTAATTTTGGATGACGGTCAATAGTAAAATATATAGAATTTTCATTTCCTTCAATAGCATAATAGTAACCTGTATACATAGGAAGCATTTCAATACTAATTCCACAATTATCAGGTAATTTTTTATTAACCGCTTTCCTATTTACGCCCATATTTTTAATTTCATTTTTATATTTTGCTAATTCGTTGTTTTCATCAATATCAATTTTTGTAAATTCATCCTTTATTTCAATTATATTTTTAGCAATTATATTTTCAGGATAACCAGAATATTTAATAATATTATTAAATTCTTTGGCTTTTTCTATTCTTTCCTTGTCATCATCTTCTGATAATTTAATTGATTGTTTAAGTTCTGGATATTTATCACGTAATTCTTTTAAATGAAGAATTGCTTGTGTTAATTTTGTTTTTAAATCAATACCTTTTGAACGACTACCTCTCCAATAATATTTTTTCTTTCCTTCAGGAATTATTTGAGGAAATCCTGCAATATTAATTTCAAAACATTCACCATGATTCCCATTTGCACCTACGTAATATACATTTTTTGGTATTGAATTAGCATCAATACCACAATCTTTTGGTAAAATAATATCTCTCTCTCTTTTTGATTGATTAAAATTTTGTTCTGTTTGAGATTTTATTTTAAGATTTTCTTTTCTATTATCTCTTCCAATTCTATTTAAATGGTCTACTGTTTCAGTTTGACCCTTTCCATTAAATTGATATTTATCCATAATAGCATTGTGTAAATATAGTTCTTTTTTGATTTCATCTGAATAATCAGTTCGACTAATATAATTGTTTGCTGTTAAATGCCATGAGTAAGATATAACTTTATCTTTATCATCAGAATCTATTACAAATAAAATTGGTTCTTCATTTTTTTGCGTATAACAAATTGTATATTTATTACCCTCATAAATTATATCTTTATGATTTATTTGTTTGGTTGTTGAAGTTTTAACAACAGCAGGTACTATTACTTTTTTAATAGTTTTCTTATTGATGAACTTAGGAATAGTGCTTGTAGACATATCTAATTCATTTAAACCCATATAATAATTATTCAATTTTTTATCCTTAAGTTAAGATTTGAGAAAAAAACAAGTAGTATAACTTGCATTACTTAGTTGGAGTAAGCAATTCCTCCCATACCAGATGTGATACGGAGGACGTTATAATTTACGGCCCAGATGTATAAGTTTGCCTCAGTAGTATCAACGTTAACAGTGATCTGGAGGGTTGCATTGTCGATACGGGACATGTTGCAAGTACCAGAAGGCTGGTGCTCAACGGGGTTAAGACCGAATGAGTAAACGTTAACACCAGTTACGGGGATACGAGGGAAGTGCTGGTAAGGCTGAACGAGGGAGAAATAGTTTCCTTCGCGGATGTCAAATCTATCATGACCATTGAGCTGAATGAGAGCAGCAACGAATGGGTTAGGTGCGGGAACACCAGCTGCCTGAGTAGGGAGTGACTTACCGAACCAGTTGCCATAGTAGAGGGCAGAGTTTACACCGGATGCATAAATTGCTTCACCAACAGTTTCAATAGTGTTGTAACCAGTGTAGTCGTTCCAGAGGTTCTCATCTTCGTAGCAACGGACGTTCCAGGCAAGGAACTTGCAAGGATGGTTGAAGTCCATACGGGCACGGAAGGAAGAGTTGGAGCCAGCAGTTGTGCTGATAGTCTGGGCGCCAGTGAACTGGAGCTGGTCAATAAGGTATTCGTGAGAGGTCTGTGCGAAACGGCGGCGCTCATCAGTATCAAGATAGATATAATCGATCCAGATAGAGCAGTCCTGCATGTTAAGGACGGCGACATCACCGGGGACAACGTTTGCATTGAGGGTTAAATCAGATGCAGGGCGGAACTCGACGATGAACTTGACTTCGTGGTATTGTACCTGTGGGGAATAAAAGATATTCCCCGTACCCAGGCTTTCGCCTTATTTATCGGTATTAAAACCGGGGAGTAGACTATATCTTAAGCAATCTAATTTTAAATTACCCAGAACCTTATAGTCGTTGAACCTTCTCCATGAATCTAATTTATTAGATTTTTAGGAGCTTGGATGCGGATTACCCAATCCTTTACTTTTTTACCATACCTGAGTTTTTTCTCTCAGCCAACCAAAGGTTTTCCAATTGGTTTTGGTAGTAAAGGCTCTAAGGGATTTCCCGCAGTTTGATTCTGTTGCAAATTTAAATTCCGAGAGGCTGGAAAATAAATTTACTAGCATCTGAGGTAAATTATGTATCTGAGGCTCTCCTCATTGATTTGGGTAAATCAATTTAGATACATTAGCAAACCTCTAAAAGGTTTATCCTGTTTATCAAGAGCTTAAAGTTATTTAACTTTGGGCTCAGGTTGCTATTTTTCAACAGGCTTGATGCTTTTCAGCCCAACAATTTAGGCAATAAGAGGAAGTGCAAGTCCGGCGTTGCGGTTAAACCAGAAGATGAAGGGAACGTAGTAGATGCGGCTTGAACCAGCAGCGGCAGGGATAGTGCCGTTGGAGGCTTCACCAACCATCTTCTCATAACCATACCACTTCTCCTCGGCTTGGGTGAGCTCGTTCCAGATATCGAGCCAATCACCGTAGTGCTTGTCGATCTGCTGGCCACCAATCTGGAGCTCAACAGAGGAGACCATGAAGTGACCGAAGTGATCAACGGGGAGAATATCGCTACCAGATGTGGTAGAGACGAAGGAAACGTTGGCAATGAGGTAAGTCTTCCAGATCAAATCACCGTTACGTGAAACAGTGCAGGTGACACGGTTGCCAAAGTTTGCCTGACCATTGAAAGTCTGTTCGATAGACTCAATAGCGAAGTTAGTATGACGACGATAAATTGTCTTGAAGAAAGTAATCTGAGGAGAACCGGTAAGGTAAACATCCTGAGCACCATAAGCTACTAATTGCATTAATCCACCACCCATATATAATATACGTTGAGAAATTTTTTTTGGAAATAAACTTAAAATTAAATTAATTGGCTAAGTTCGGGATTTGATTTTGCCAGGCTATTTTTTTCAGGCAATCATTATTTTCCTAGCAAATTATTGATAAATTCTTCTAAAGAATAATCGTCGTTTACCTTGTTCTTGGGCTTGATAAACTGATATTCGTTACTATTCTTAACCTTTATCACCCACCCATTCTGTACTGCATTTATAATTAATAAAACTTTCGTTATTTCTTTAACTACATTATGATCCATAAATTATACTCTCTTTTTTATTTAAATAATTTCCGCACTGCAATTGTCATTCCACCAAATAATATTGTATTCTGTACTAAGTTGTAATACTTAGATTGCTTGATTCCTAATAAATACAAAAAGTCATGCAAATACTCATTCTCTGAGTTACCACATATTTCATTTGCATGTTGTGTCACTGCACAATTTCCATCGTTTGTCTTCCAATGTAATAAAATAATTATCGGCATTATTAAATAAATTTTTAATACCATCGGATTATCACTAATCCAACCAAAATTCACAAACATATTTAATAGGTGATGGAAATATAAATTAATATAAATCATAGATGATTTATACCTTTGTTCTTTAATACAATCATTTGTCTTGATATCCAAAATAAAGGCAATTAAAGCCAAAATTAAAAATTCATACATACTTAATATAAGGGATAAAATTTATTAAAATTATATGAGTAAAAATAAGAAGAATGATAATAACATTACGCTTGATTCAAAGCACAATGAAATAGTTAGAAATTTCAAGAATGACAGGAAAAATCTCCCTCAGAAAAAAGATGAATTAGCCTCCGTAATTTCACGTCTTGACTTTTATAAAAGTAAAGACACACAAAATCCTGAAATTTATGAAGAAATTATCGCTCTTGATTTTCGTCGCGAAGAACTAGAAGCTGAAATTGCTGATTTAGAAGAAGGCGGTAAAGAAAGAGACTACTTCCTTCGTACAAATAATATTTTACTTGACTATTACCAAAAAAATCATCAAATTAAAAATAACTATGAAGACTCAGATTCAGATACTGAAGAAGTAGAAATTAAAGAAAAAAAAACAGTTGATGACTTTCTAAATATTAAGGGAAGACATGACCGGGCAACTATACTAAATAATTATTTATCTATCGTTGACCCTGGGATGGTAAGTCCTCAATATCTTCCTTATTATACTTGTGACTCATGCGGCTGTGATTTAGACCTCAATGCAAATGACGGTTATGCTGTTTGTGAGTCCTGCGGATATACAATGACCTACCTCTATTCCTCCGATAAACCAACCTACAAAGACTCACAACCTGAAATTGCCAGTTATTCTTATAAGCGTATTAACCATTTTGTTGAATGGCTTAACCAATTCCAAGCTAAAGAAAGTACTAGTATACCTGATGACGTCTTTGACCAAATTTATGAAGAAATTAAGAAACACCGCATTAAAAATCTTAATGAGCTTTCACATAAAACAATAAGAGAATTCCTTAAGAAATTGAAACTTAATAAGTATTATGAACACACGACTTATATTATTAACCGTCTTAATGGTAAAGGTGCGCCATGTATCTCGAGAGACATTGAAGAAAAACTAAAGAGTATGTTCCGTGAAATTCAGGCACCTTTTATGCGACATTGTCCTGAAAATAGAAAGAACTTTCTCAGTTATTCCTACGTATTACATAAGTTTGTTGAATTATTAAGTATACCAGAATTAAAACAATATTTTCCATTACTAAAAAGTAGACAAAAACTTATTGAACAAGATAAGATTTGGTGCTTAATTTGTCAGGAACTTGAATGGGAATTTATTCCTAGTATTTAATTTAAGAATAAGATAATATAATTCATTATGAGTATGGATTTCCTACGTGTTGATCAAAAGATTCCCGGACAAAACTACTGCTGTATGTCTTTCGTTTCGCCCGCAGAGGACACAATTGAAAAAAAGGAAACATTTTATTTCAATAAGTTTCTAAAGAGTGCTGCTGAAAAGTATAATATTAATTTCAATGAAATCTTTGGTGATTATATGAATTTTAAGCGTAAGTTCGCTGAGCGACTTCAGGAAGACTTTAATAAGTTAGTTAATAATAAGACTAATGTTCGTGGTATTAAGGTGCGTGGTGTCTTTGATACTGTCGATGAGGCTAGTGAGATGGCAAAGAAACTCCGTGAGAATGATAAACATTTCCATGTCTTTGTTGGTCAAGTTGGTTATTGGTTACCATTTGACCCTGACCCTGATATGATTAAGGACCAGAAGTATCTTGAGGAGCAACTTAATGATTTAGTTTATAATTACGAAAAGAATCAGGTATTAGCCCAACAATACTTTGAGGATCGTAAGCGTGATATGATTGAGAAGGCAATGAAGGAGGGACGCCGAATTGACCCTAAGGAAGTTGAGAAGGGTGGAATTGAGGTTATCGACCTCCGTAGTGATGCTGAGCGTTTAGCAGAGGTAATGGATGGTAATATTCATCCATCTGAAATTCGTAATTAAAATTGAATATTTGAGGCTTTTTTCTTATTATATAGTATATGAAACTATTTACAGCACTTATTGGATTAGCAACAATTGTCGGCACAGCATTAGGCTTAATGGGTAGCCAGAATACTGGTACTCATTTAGTAACATATAACGTTAACATCCCTCAGGACGTTAACTTTATCCCAGTTAAACAGATTATGACAAGCGGGGATACTATTTATGCACCCTTTGATGGGACTCATCAGATTGGTGATATCATTACTTCTACAAATCCTAACATTATTGCACGGGTAACTGATATTCAAGATAATTATACAATCGCTACACGTGTCGGAATTCATTCTGTTATTCAGAATGGAACTATCTCAGTACGACCTATTAGTAAGATTTTCAAACCTATTCGGAAATTAATGGGTACTGCTGAAAAAGATGTTCCATTTTGCTATGGATTTAATACTAAAGATTGCAAGACTCCACAATCAACTATCCCAATCTTCCAAAATAAGTATTTAGACCTTGATTGTGACAATTGCTTTGCTGGATTTTCTGGGGATGCATTTGCTGAAATTGAAATTGATTGGTTTAAGATTAAGAATGTGGCAGGTGGATTTAAGAATTTGGATTTACAGGGTGGACTTGGTGTAAATCTTGAAGCAACTGCCGCACCAAGTTATGCTTTTGATAAAACTTATCCAGTAATTACCAAGTATACTATTGCATCTTTTAATATTGGTCCTATTCCAGTTGACCTTTGGTTAGAATTACCAGTTGAAGTATCACTTAATGCTGGCCTTGATGCTGCGGCTGATGCTCAAATTGGTGCTAATATTAACTTTGGAATTGGAAATATATATTTCCAATGGAATGATAAATCTGGATTCCAATTCTTTGGACCATCAGACAATCTAAATATTACTCCTTATCTCAAACATTCAGTAAGTCTAAATGGTGAATCTCAGTTTAAGATCTTTGCAAGCATGAAATTACATTTAGATAATGTATTTGAAGTACAGGCTGACATTACACCACAAATTGATGCAACACTAAATGACCTTTGCTTAGATGGCAAGTATCAGTTCCAGGTTGATTATCAAGGAACAGTAATGAAAGATACCTTTGGTCCAAAGACAATATTTGATTCAGGTAGTCGCTCATTAGTTCATATTTGTGCTTAACTTTTTTTCTCTTAACAATTTAATGATTAATCCATTAAATCTTTTATTAATACTTGCTATTATTATGATAACAGTTGGATATATGAAAAGTACTATATACAAACAAGAAAAAAATATTGAATATCGCACGGTAGATAGTTACATTGTAGATGAAAATGCAGGCAAGATATTTAAGAATATGTTCTTACAAAGTGACCCTTGGATGAATAGATTTAGTGTTGACCAGGCCCTTAAGAATGTAATTTAATTTTCTACAACTTTCTTTTTATTGTATTTCCATAATTTGTCTGGTCCCATTCTCCAATTATTGTATCTTGGATGTTCATCAGGTTCTGCACGATACCAAAAAACCTGGTCTTCTAATTTATTTGATAAACTTGTATTATCAATTACTAAGCAGCCTCTGTCTGCTGTGCACTCTTCTAATACTTGTTTAAATTCTGGGAATGTTAAATTTGCACGGCAAAAATTATCATAAATTCTTCGTAAATTTTCTGGTGCTGTTTCACGAAGAATAAATGTATAGTCTATATTTGCACGAAAAGCTGGAGGTAAACCTAACGGATACTGCATAGTTATTATGTAACATAATTTATAATGACGTCCGTTAAAGAAAATTGTTTTTATCGCTTCCTCAGATTTCCACGTGTCATCACCAAAACAATCATCCATCAATAAAAATGCATGTGGGTCTATTGGCTCAGTCTTTTTACCTGTTTTTTTTAGATTATGTTTTATTATTTTTTCCTGGGAATCCAGTACTTGTTTTAATAAAGGTGGTGTCCATTTATCAAAAATAAATACATCTGGGTAAATATATCCAAAAAATTTATTCATTTTTTCTGTACCTGATATTATTGTACCCGCTTTAAATTTGTCCTCATTATGATAAAAAAAATCCTTAACCAGTGTTGATTTACCTGCGCGTCTTTTACCAATAAAAGCTATAACAGCATCTGGTGGTAACTTTTTCATGTCAAATTTTTTTATTACAAATTCTTCCTTTTGACTCATAATACATAAAAAGATTTGAAAAAATTATTTTTAATCGCATTTTTAATCACTTCCACCAAGTATTGGCTTAGTATCAAAGACTATTTTTTCTGAACCACCTAAAATTTCAGAGGATATACTCGAAGTTGCTACAGAAACTTCAGCCGCAATTTCATCAACGATTCCGCCACCCTGGATTAAACTTGAACCTGAAGACATTAATTCCTCTAACAATACTCTCTTTGGTTCACCACTTAATTCAAAACCTGTTTTAGTTCCACCACCAATCATCTCTGGAACTGGTGTTGAATTAATAATACAATATCCAATTATTCCTACTAAAACACCACCTATAATACTCTTTGTCAAAATTTTTTTATTACTCTCTTTGCTTTTACCTGCATATTTTAACACTACGTAAATTAAAATAAAAGTAATTAAACCCAATATTAAAGGATTCTTAAAATATTCTTCTACCATATTATAAATAAATAGAAAAATTATACAGAAACAAACTTAATTATTTTCCTTCTAAAATGAATCTTTTGACTGGTCCAACTGGTACATCTACAGATTCTCCATCTGAATCACTAAGTTCAGGTTCTCTTTCCTTTAACTCCACCTTTTCTTTATATTCCTCTTCATCTAACTTTTCTGAGTCACTCTCCAAATTATAATATTTTAATATATCTCCTCCCTTTATTTTTCCAGATTCAGAATCGGAATCGGAATCGGTGTCTGTGTCTTTCTTGTTTTCCTTTTTGTCCTTCTTATAAGATACGGACTCCTTGTCTGATTCTTCTTTCTTATCAGATACGGACTCCTTGTCTGATTCTTCTTTCTTATCAGATACGGACTCCTTGTCTGATTCTTCTTTCTTATCAGACACGGACTCCTTGTCTGATTCTTCTTTCTTATCAGACACGGACTCCTTGTCTGATTCTTCTTTCTTATCAGACACGGACTCCTTGTCTGATTCTTCTTTCTTATCGGATACGGACTCCTTGTCTGACTCTTCTTCATTGTCTGACTCAGAGTGCCCTACTGGGGCACGCTCCTTCTTTTCTTCTTCAGATTCTGAATCTGAATCATAATCTGAATCCGAATTACTCTTGTCTGAATCGGAATCTTTTTCATTCTTTTCTAATAATTCATCTTCACTATCAATATCTAAATCACCACCAATTTCTTTATAATCATCAATTTTAGAATGATAAAGAACATGATCTATAGCTTCTTTTATTTGTAATGATTTACGAATACTACGTAAAATGCAAGTATTAATGCAAGAATAAACCTCCTTTCTATTACTAATTATTTCAACAGGCTTGATGTCATCCAAATATAAAAATGGACGTTCATAAATTACTTTTGCAAGTTCCATTAAACATAAATGAATGAAACGAGGAGCTGTAGGAATAGTCATTTCAAATTTATTATTAGTTTTTACCAAAGAAATCAGAATTGATGTATTAGAAATTATAATAATTTTTATCAAATCACCTAACCAATCAATCTTATAATCCTTGCAAAAATCTAAATAAATATTTTGTATTTTTTCCTGTGAAAAATTCTTTATATCTAAACATTTTTCTTGCAAAATTTGCAAAGAATCTTTTGATTTCTTCTTGTTTGATATATATAAATCATAAAAAAACATATATAAAAATTTTGAAAGACAGTCACATAATACTTCAGTATATAATTCTTTAGCATCGGATAGATTTTTAAGATTATCCATAATATAAAAAAATAAATTAATTTTAGTAAAATGAACTCAAACTTTGTGTATAAGGATTACTTCTAAATGCATCTAATACGTTCGGGTCATATTGATTTTCATTGATATTGCGATATTCTTTCTTTTCTCTGGTGTAAAGTTCTTGTTCTTTACCTGAGTATGTAGGATTAAATAAACCTGCGCGTAAATTATTTTCATTTTTATATGCATTTTGTCTCTTATTGTGTTGACTCTTTGCAAAATAAATATCTACACCACTATAAACTTTAGCATTTTCTTGAGTTGGCGTACGACCCTCAGCAATAATTTCTTTGCGGTCATTTAAATCTGCATTATAATATGAATCATAAACGACTTGTCCACCATCATTATTATTTGGATGATTTATTAATTCAACATCTGTCATTGATTCTCTGATTGTTGGACGTGCATCATAAATATTAGTAATATGACCTTCTCCTTTATCATAACTTGGTGCTGTAACACGCGTTTGGTCCTCCATTGTTTCACGATTAGTTGTATCTGCCGAATCTGTGTAAGGTGCAATACGTTTACTTGCATCAACACCAATAGCTGCCGATACACGAGTTTCAGATTCACTAATCATACGCATAGTACCTTTAGCATCATCAGTGTAAGGTGTTGTTGTTTTATCAGCTTCGACACCCTTGAGACCACCCGTGATTGTATTCTTTTCCATTGTTTCACGAATTGTAGTATTACTTTTATCAGTAAATGGTACAATATTTCGGTTTGCTTCTACTCCGGCAACACTAGCTGTAATAGTATTCTTTTCTGTTGATTCTCTTGTTGTTGTACGAGAAATATCAGTATATGGTGTTATTACTTTTGGTTCAAATTGACCTGTAAGTGTTGCTGTAATCGTATCTTTGCCTAAAGTCTGACGTCCAGTATCGCGAGCAACATCACTGAAAGGTGCAACTGTCTTATTTGCCTGAACACCTTTAACGCTTGCTGTAGTTGTATTTTGTTCAGTTGATTCACGAATAGTAGTATTTGCAATAAAATCTGTACTTCTAAAGTATTCTTGTTGAGCTATGCTTGTATTACTACTTGCAATACTTCTCTTGCCAGTTACGTCACGTTCATTTGAATATATCAAATAATTCTTTTGTCTAGTTTCTAAAGTTGAACCTGTTGTTTTTCCTACTGTATTTCCTGCATTATGATGATAATCATTCTTAAATGACGTTCTTAATGGACCTGAATACATTGGTTGTAATTTTTGTGGTGTTGATTTGTCAACTGGTGCTTTAGCTGGTGTAGCATAATTTAGTTCAGTACCACCATTTGTATATTTTACAATATATTCCGGACGCACTAATGATTTTACTTCCTGGCCATTAGTTGTAAATACACGTTCTAAACCAGCATTAGTATAGAAACGGTCTGGTGTATGTTTACCTAATTGTCCCTCTAGTCCAGGCATAGTTGCAATATTTTTTCCTGTAATTATTCTTCCTTCATATGAAATTTTAGGCTTAACGCGTAATTCATCTACTGTTTTATCAAGGACACGTAACATAGGATGGAAACCATCACCTGCATCAGTTGTCTGTCCCATACCAATACCTAAATCATTAGGATCACCTAAACGTCCAGAACGAATTTGAATTTCTGGGAATGGTTTTTCACCTTGTTTCTTATAACTTGGAATAAAATATTCACGTAAATCAACATTGGGTGAACCATAAACATTACCTACATCTGGCTGGGGCTCAAACATTGCTTTTACTTCACGTTTTTCACCGTTCTGACGGAAATAAGGATTTTGTCCAGTAAATGTTTCTAATGTTTGTTGACTTATAAAATCTTTTGTATTTTGAGTTTGAGAACGCTTAAAAAATGGTACCATATTTTTATGAGGTTGAACAGCACCACCAATTAATGATTCCCCTGAAAATAATGCGTCATAATCTATTTCTCTTACTGCATCGATTGGAATTACTTCTGCCATATTATTATTTGAGAAACTTTCCTTTAACTTTAATTTTTCTAATTTACCTTCTAATTCTTCGAATCCACTTGGAATTAAAGAATCTGGTTCTCGAATAATCGGAAAACCTGGATTATTTGGCATTGGTGTTGATTCTGTGGGAAATTGTGTTGAATATTCACTCAATGGTTGTCCAACTTTGTCACTATCTTTTTCAAAATTTATAATATTGTCATTTACATAATAGCTTGACACACCGTTCTTTTTATTTTTCGCTAAATAGTCTGTTGAACCTAATTGAATTAAATTTTCTGACTCAGGACGAAATGGTGTCGGATAATTTTTTTTTTGTATAGGTAATTTAGTTAATTGTTCCTCTTTTTTTTGTAAAATTTTTTGATCTTCATCAATAAACTTTATACCCGCAAAAATATCATCAGATAATTCACGTCGAAGGTCTTTATTTACTATTCTAGAATTAGGATCTAAACTTGGAATATATTTAATTGTTGACAGAATGTATTCTTGTTTATTTACGTCATCAAATATACCATTGTCATAAATATTGTTACCACTTTTAGTACTAAATGCCGAACTAGTTCCTTGAATTAAATTGTTATCATCTTCTACCATTTTACCAACAGTAGTAAAACCTAATGTAGAAAGGAAATCCATATTAAGAAATGGGAAAAAAGAAAAAGTAAAATTAATTAAAATACAACTTTAGAATCAGTAGGATAGTTAGATAAGTTGACATTGCTTTCAATAACGCTTGCAATATTAGAAATATCAACTGGTTGGCGATAATTCTGTTTGCGACTGTAAGCATCCTTAGCATCATTTCTGGTAAATGCACCCTGATTTAAATTGTATTCATTAACGTAACCCTGATAATGGAGAGGCGCTTGAGGATTGCGAATTGGCTCTTGTAAAATTAAAGGTAACCAAGTAGTATCACGGTAATCAAGCTTGTTGAAGTTCAATCGTGAATAATCAGTAAGCTTATCAGTGAACGGTTCGCAATCTGTCCAGTTAGATAGCTTAGGACCAGGCTTTGGTAAATACTTTCCGTAAGGATCACGAGTTAATGGATAATTTAACAAGAATAATTCTGATTCCTCATCAACAACACGTGCCTTACGACCCATCTTCCATGGATCATTTTCAATATCGCTAGTTGACGTATAGTTATTTACATTTGGATTAAAAGCTGTGCAACGCTTATCATTTTCAAAACGACCAACATCTGTTGTATAATTCAAGGGCTGAACAGACTCACCTAAATCATACTCATAAGTGTTAAGATCATAACGTGTTCTTGTAAAAGCAGGAGTATCCATAATATTATACAAGAAGAAAAAAATTTACTTTAGAGGAGGGAGCCCCGAATTACCAAAAGGTTTGGGTAGATTTGTAATTTTCTGAGAACAAACTTTAATATCAAGATCCTTAATCGGATAGCAATTACCATCTAGAGTTCCTTTATCAGAGCACTTACTGTTACCCTTACCTGGAATATATTTATCTTCAGGTGCATCTGATAACTTGCGGAAGAGACCGAATAATTCAGACTCTACATTAACAAGGGTTCCGGGATTCTGAGGAACTGCTGAATTTTGTCTAACGAAATATCCTGGTTGAGATTGTGCACAATCAGTTGGATTTTCATATGGACCACTATTTGTTTGATAACCTAAAGGTGATACTGACTGTGTCAAGAATGCCTTATAAGCTAAAGGGTCATAGCGAGAGCGATTTTGAAATCTTAAATAATTGTCTTCCATATAATAACAATTTAGAAAAAAAAATTATCTTGTAGAAAATCCACCACGAGTAAATGGTTCAACTACATGAACTGTAGCCTGGGGATTCCATAACATATTAGTTGCATATTCATTCACACGTTCATATTCTACTGTTGAACCTGATAAAACATTAGCAGCTTTACCATATGAATGTGTATTTGGTGGCGTATATAAAATTGTTTCTTTATCAATATTTCTTATACCTGCAAAATTGGGTGTAGTTTCAACCCACTTATATGTCCATAATTCTCTTTCAGTTGGATATAAATTAGTGTAACCCAGATTTTTAAGTTCCTCTTCACTTAACCCCATAAATTTTTCAATTGGCTTTCCAGGTAAATTAAAAGCAGGATTGCCTAAATTTTTCAAATCAGAATCCTCATTGATATTTTGGGCTGGAACATTAGGCCCTTCTTTGTAAGTTACATTAGTATATGTAAATTCTGGATTTGTGTAATATTGAAGACGCGATTGTTCTATGTTTTCCATAATATCTTTTGCGAAAAAAATTTCTGAAAATTATAAACCATAAAATCCAATAGGCTGAACATATTTCATACACTTAGATTGGTCATTCTTGCAGCTACCACCATCATTATATAACCAGTCCCCTAAAACTTTTTGTCCAGCGTAATCCATTGTGGATGGCATTGCAAAGAATTGACGTTCATTATTATTTCTATTATAAATGTCATCTACATCCTGGTACATTTCATTATAAAACTCTGTTTCAACTTTCTTTGCTATCTCAGGATTTGAAATAAAACATGGGTCTAAATGGGGTGTGTTGAATTCTGTAACTGGTGTATTCATAAATACATTGTCCTTACTTGGTAATCTACAACCCGGAGGATTCAAGTCTTCAAAGAATTTTTCTGTTGTATTTACCTTATTTTCTTCAATAGAATACTTGTAAAGAACTATATTCAACAGTAAACCAATTATTGCTATCCAAAGGTAATTAGTATCTGGCTTTAGGTAATACAAAAATAATGTCAAATAAATTGTATAACGAGCTAATGCATTTAGCTTCTGAGTACGAGACATTTTTTTAGTTGGAATAAAACGCGTCCATGTATCGGCATTAAATAAAATGTAAGGGTTATTAACCCAATAGTCCTTGTTTTCAGGATCCCTAGGTAGTTCCATACATTTCAATTAGAAAAAAGATTTTTTACTTATTTTTCTTTAACTGCTTTGCTGCATTTTTCTTCTCTTGACGCTTAGGATTAATACGGGGTTCCTGTTTTGGCATCATTCCCTTTGCCATTTCCTGCATCTGTTTCATTTGTGAAGGTGACATGCTAGCAAACATCTTCTGAATATCCATACCTCCAAATAATTTCTTCTGGATATCATCAGAATTTAATACTCCTGCAACTTTTTCTGCACTATTTGCCATTTCATCCTCATTAATTTCACCC